GTCGGAACGTTAATCGCAGCGGTGGTGTTCGCTCCCAAGATAACGCAAGACTGGGAACCTTCGGATAGCGAGTATGTGGAGTACGTGCAGTCGGAGGAGATTGAAGCGAGCGTATACGTGGAGTACGCGCAATCGGAAGAGATCGAGGCGAGCGTATACGTGTCATATACACAAGTGCCGGAGGTGGCTTGAAGGCTGTATGTGGGATATACGCAGCTGGATGAAGATTCCGTTATTTCCCAATCCCCGAACGACTGCACTGTGGATGTCGACTCAAGATCATAATCGTTATATGGCACTTCGAGATGGCCGGTTATATTCACTTGTGCGCCGCCACAGGACATCTCCACATCTGTACTTGTGATCGTCTGCGTTTGAAAGACGCAAGAGAGAGAGCTAGTGGTGAGTGACCAAGTAGGGATGTTGATCGTGGCAGCTTGAGTTGCTCCCGTGATAACGCAGGAAGTGGAACCTTCGGAGAGCGAGTATGTGGAGTACGTGCAATCGCTAGAAGTAGAGATAAGCGAATATGTAGGGATGTTGATCGTGGCAGCTTGAGTTGCTCCCAAGATAACGCAAGACTGGGAACCTTCGGATAGCGAGTACGTAGAGTACGTGCAATCGGAGGAGATAGAAGTGAGCGTATACGTATCGTGTATGCAATCGCTTGAGCTGGTGGTAAGTGACCAAGCTGGAACGTTGATCGTGGCGGCGTGACTAGTTCCCGTGATAACGCAGGCAGTGGAACCTTCGGACAACGAATACGTAGATGTATAGCAGTCTTCTGACGAGGAGGACAGCGTATAGGTATCGTATAAACAATTAGTGGATGAGGAATGCAGGGAATACGTGGGAAGCGGTATCACGCAAGAAGTAGTGGTAGACCCCACGACTACGCATGGAATTTCGATATCAAAGGAAATGTCAGTAGAGGAACAGCAAACTAAAATCGGGCAAGTCGGATCAGGCTTGGGGGGGAGGTCGCAAGCTTGAGTCTCTGGCTCAATCCACGCCTTGCCCGCTATAACCGCTTTTTCGGTCGTCCCATGCTCTATCTCCATTACGATATTCGTCTTGAAATCGTGGGGAAGCCTTTTCGACGTATTGATCGTATGGAGCATCACCGATTGGGGGAGCAATTGCCCCGTCCATGAATGATTGCACCCGGGATGGGGGGACGCGCCTTTGTTTCCAACCATGCAAAAGTTGCCTATCGTGACGTTATGATAGTTTTCCTTCTGGTCGCAATCGTCGAGCTTGAGTATTGAGGTTTGATCTATCGTTATTTCATAAACCCCGGGCTCCATGAAATATCCGTATGACTTCCCGGGGTCCCTTTCAAACATTTCGCCGCCATAGGCATAAGTATTGTTGCACTCCTCAAGTAAGTTGAGTGGGGTGACTCCCCCTTTGCACCAGTTGTTATCCACCCTATTGAGCGGAATCTCCAGGCCTTCCACGGTGCTTAAGCCCCCACACCCCGTCGTCATATGTATCTTGTCCAGCTCCTTGGCGAAATATGTATATTCAGTTATCGGCCTATGCTTCGCCCCGCTTTCGGGATCTTGAACTTTCGATATATTTACGTTCCCCGCGACTTTCTGCACGGAAATTCCATCTCCTGCTTGAATATTCGCCCCACGCGCCAACGCCTTTATCGCATCCTGAATCGCATTCAGGCGAGATGCCGTAAAAGTGCCAGTGAGGCTATCCCCACCACTAACGCGAGTTAGCTTTTGTACATAATCATTCACCTAGTCGAGTGTGTATGTACCGCCGGGTTTATAAATGAGTGGATTCCAGCCGCCATCGCCACTGCCCAAAAATTCCACGCTGGTATTGTATACCGTTCGAGTTCCTATGTCTCGAATCTCCTCTGAAACGGAAGTGAGCAACCAATTGCGACCACTGGGGGGAAGCTTACACGGGGGGCAGCTTCTCGATTTCGGTGATGTCCTCGTGGCGAGCAACGAGGCAACTTCACATGCCCAGCGACCCTTGTTTGAAGGCAGGCATCTACTGCTCTCGCCGGGGGAGCTAACCGTGAGGCGATTATATTTATAAGTCATTTGCCCCGGATCCAAAAAGGCCTCTACGCCCTCAAGTTGGTCCGCGCCTGGGTCTGCCGCCGCGTTCGGACGACCATCTCTCCCATCGGGGAATGGTCCGAACGCCTTGAACGCTCCATCCTCATCCAAGAGGCGACCAAATTCATTTGGGGATTTACCGGCGCCAAATACGGTACCCCACGTTCCCGCCCTACTCTTGTAGTTCGGGTGGAGGGCTATGGGGTTTTCCATTACTCCTATATTAACGCCTCCAGTTGGAAATTTATCATCGGAACATCCCTCATAGGTGACGTTTATTATGTCAAAAGACCCATCATTCGTATGAACGACCGTCTTGACCGCGAGCCAATTTTCACATGGATGACCACATCCGACGTCGGGAGCGAAGTTTCCCGACTGATATCGCGGACACTTATATGAGACTTGTGCCGAATCCATTCCCGTGGACGTGAGTGATATCGACGCCCCGGGTTGTTCAAGTAAGCCGACGAGCGGCGTTTGGCATACCTGCCCGCCCGTCTGACATCCTCCTCCTCGTATGCTGGCCATTACGGTTGTAGTTGAGCGGGTTGAGCGGGTACTTGCTGTGCTTTCAGCATTTCCCTTAATATTGGCAATACCGCCTGCTGGGCGGCGAGTTGTTTTTCGGCGAGTCTTTTCATTGGATCTGTGGAATCGGCGTATCCGCCGGCCCCAATCTTACGCATGGAGTCGGCCGTGATTTTCGTCTCCCCGACTTCATCCATGAGCTTTGCGTTTAGTAATTGTTGAGCCTGTTGAATGTTTTCCTCTTTCCCCATGCCCGCATCTACTCCGGCCTTGAGTTGATCCTTAAAGAAATCCTTGTTTTCGATAGACTCCAGTTTTCTCCTAGCGTCTTGATCGCCACCTCTGGCTTGCATGGCGAGCGCGGACGTCTCCTGCGTCTTATTCGCCGCCTTTAGCATTTTCGTTATGTTGTTACGCTTTTCATCAATGCGTTGTAGTTGCTCGCTAAAAACTATGGTCTCCGCGACGTCCTTCGCGATGCCCTGACCTAGTAGCGCTCGCATTCTGAGCAACTGAATATTCTCTTCCTCCAAGGCGTTCATTTCGCGCATGGCGTCGTGGGCCGCGCCGAATTGATCATCTCGTATTGATATGTCAATGCTCAGATCCATTTTTGCCATATTTATAAGATGCTTATGCTGCTCCACGATGCGTTTTATCTTAATGGCGTTTTCATCCATCGTGTGGTTTAGACCTTTTATTTGATCATTAACCTTCCCTAGCTCCTTATCGGATAGATCCGCGGCATTCGCGAGTTCTTTCGCTAGAGCTATATACGCCGCTTGATCTTTATCATCCGCGAAAGTGGCACCCGTCTCGACCTTGCCGCCCACGCCTTGAATCCCCATAGCTTTATCGACTTTATCGACTTTGCGCATTTTTTTGCCGACGTCAGCGCTTTGCTGGGTCTCTTGCCACGCTTTCTGCCTAGCATCCCACGCTTGATCTATTTCTTCTTCGGTGAAATCACGATCATTGCCCTTGTTGTCTTTTGTTTTCAGCACGCTCGCGTTTTTTCTAAACTGCTCCTCCGTTGAGAATTCATTCTCGGATTTTTCAGCCAGCCCCAATTTGCGACCAATCTCCTCCTTTGATTGCGTCTCATCGCGATTTTTCATGTCCTCCTGCAGAAGCGCTTTCTTCGCCTCCAGTTGCTCCATGGTCGCTTCGTTCTTCTTCTTTTCTATCTCCCAAGTTTTTATGCCAAGCTGTAGTAGTTTATCCTGAAGGGCTATATCCAGCTCCCTCATCTTCACGGTCATTTGTAGGTTTTCCAGCAATTCATTCTGCTGATTCTGTAGTTCCGCGGCTTGCTGGGTGAGAGCAGAGTATTGCTTCCTTTCCTTCTGCAGTAGCACAACTTTCTCTGTCACCAATGATTTCTGCTCATTACTCATCTCCTTGAAGGCGTTGGAAGCGGATTCGCCGGTCTCGACGTCGATCTGAACAGTAAACTCTTCCCCTTCTGCAATTCCCTTACCGAACGCTGCTCCACCTTTGCCAACATCCGCCTTCGTCGCGGTTCTCGTTACGGATTTCACGGTCGTCGTTTCCTTCTTTATATCAGCTATGGCATCTTGAAAATCCGATAATCCGAGTTCATCGGCGTTTATCCCTAGCTCTCCCAGCACCGTTCCCAGTTCGGACGTTTTATTGATCGTTGCCTGAAGCACTTCTACGGAAGCTAGATTCGCAAAGGTCAGCCCAAGCTCGCCAAGCTGCGCTATGGTCTCCTTGATGGGATCGGAAAGATCATCAACGGACTTGATATCGGTGAAATCTACGTTCTCTATTTGGGAACCTAGCGTTTCCAATAAACTCGCGGGTTCTCGCAAATCGTTTATGGCATCGGCGGCCTCGTTCGCGTATATGCGACCCGATTGAAGCGCCGACGTAAGAGTCTCCAGACTTACGCCCTCCAATGACTCCAACGTCATATTTCCACCCTCCGTATTCAGCTCCGTTAAGAGCCCAAGTGAATCCTCAAGCGCGGAGCGTATATTTTGTAGATCAGTTTTTTCGGCGTCATTCAGCGTATCCTCAAACGCCTTAGTCGCTGCGGCGTTATCCGTAAGCGCTTTATTTACTGACTCGATTCCGAACATTTCGTCCCCTAATCCGCTTATTGCTTTCCCGGCATCATCCGTGATCCCCACGAGATCCGTCATATAACCTATGCCCGTCAGAAGCGGATTATAGTCGATAAGAACAGTCTTCGCGCCTTCCGTGAATCCACCAGCGCCCGCGTCTTGATCTGCCTTGTCGCCAGCCTTCATTTCCTCAACTTGCTTTTGCTTCACTAGCCTGTCCAGCTTCGCCCTCTGTTCCTCTATTTGGGATTTTTTCGTTGCCCCGGCCATATTGGCCTGAGAGCCTCTTGTTGTTTCAATAGCCGCTATCCTTCTGGCGAGCTCTTCCTTTTTTCCCTCTAAAATGAGAATCTTGCCCGCCGCTGAGGCCTCCTCCATGCTTCTGCCAAACTGAATGTCTTTCAACTTCTGGGAGAGTTTTACCTGCTCTTCTATTTGAGCCAACTTCACATCATTTAAAGCTATATCAGACTCGGAAATATTAAGAATTTCTTTAGCGACCTCCAGTTGCGTCTGATAGGCGTTCTCCGCTCCTCCTTCTTCGATTGCCCCGGCGTCTCTTTCGGTCTTATTCCATAAGCCCCCCGTAAATGAATCCATCGCCGAGGAATTCCCTGCGCCGAAACCTTCGTGCGCGATGGAAAGATTCGCTGATTTAATTTTAGATAAAGCCTCCTGTGCCTCCTTGACCTTAGTTATGCTTTTTTGTGCTAACGACAACTTACCCTCAAGAGTGCTGATGGCGTCCGCCTCATCCCTTAACGCATCGGCCGTCTTCCGCGCGCCATCCGCCATATCGTTTGAGCGCTTCGTGGCCTCCTCCATCGCCTCACTATGGCGATACATAACCATAATAATAGCCGCTAACGCCGCGATAACAGCGATCGCTGGATTCGCTATCATTGCCGCCCACGCCGATTTTAAGGCCCCCGTAAATATGCCCAATGCCTTAGTTCCAACCCATGTAACTCCATTGAATAGTCCTTGGGCGACCGTTGATACTTTCGTGGCAAAAGATTGCTTCCAAAACCACGCCGTAGCCGCCTTCAGCCCAGCCGTGCGATATATCTCCATGAGGCCATGGTACTGAGATGCCATAGCCGCCCGAACGGAAGAAGCGGCTAATTGCGAAGTGCCGACTATAGCCGTTGAGAACTGAGCCGCCATGATGGCCGCTCCAAGTATGACAAACGCATCTACGAGCTTGCCCATACTAGCTCCCGCTCCCTCAAACGCCCCAAACCCCGAAAGTAGCCCGGTTTTGAATTTCTCCCATGCGTTGCTTACCTTGGAAAACCAGAAACCAATCCTCGCCACGGGCTTTTCCATGGTTTGAAACATAAGAATGGAGCGTTTAGTGGCTTCCATTTCTCCTTCAAGAAAGTTTTCCGCGAACTGGCCTTCAAATTTCGATTTAACGTCTATAAGGGTAGACTCAAGCCCGCCTAGAGTTTGCGAAAGCTTTTGAGACGCCCCCTCATTCCTGGAGAACTCCTTTTCCATTAGCTCCCACATCTCCGTGAAGCTCTTTCCAGCAGCCGTTCCTTCCTCTATCTTCTTTCGAGTAAGTCCCGTGACCAGCCCCATTTCCTGTAGTCGGGCCATGGCTTCACCAACGGGGCGACCAGATTGCAAGCCGTCATAAAGCCTCGCGACCCACATCCCGACTGATTGCATTCCCTGCCCTGATACCGCAGCTGCATCTGCAATCAGCTTTAAGTTTTGAGCGCCCCCCAAGGCACCCCTCGTGAGAATTTCCAGTTGCTTGGACGCTCCGGCGATATCCCCAATTTGAAATGGAGTTTCCGACGCGAATTTATACAGCTCTTCCACATGCTTGCGGGCATTCTCTATTCCATTGAGAAGCGGAGCGAACTGCGTAGTCGTGTATTGCATGTCGCGCACTTGCTCCATGCCCTTCGCTAGAAGCTGAGACTGCCCAAACAATAACTTGAATCCCCCGATCACTCCGGCGACCGCCCCAGACAAAAGGGATAGAGGGCCGAGAACTTTAGTAATCAGAATCGTCTTTATCCCGGCCCAAGCCGCGCCAGCCTTGCTCCCCGTAGTCGCGAATACAGCAGCGGGCTCAATAAGATTATTGAATGCCCCTTTAATCGCCTCCAGCCCTCGGGCCGTGAAGGTCATGTTTACTGGTATATTAGCCATTTCCCACTTGCTCCGCCATGAACTTTTTTCTAGCCGCTTCCATATCCTCCTTTATGTTGTCAATATTGGCTTCCATTGCGCGTTCTTTGGCGGTAATGAAATCTAAATCAGCCCCTAGTTGCGAGGCGTACGCGGAGGCATACCAGAACGCCTTCCCAATCGGCATATCCCATGCGTCTTTTTCGGGGATACCCAAGGACAGTAAGCCCGTAGTAGTAGAAAGAACATCCGGTGGACCACCGCGATTCGTCTTATCTTCTTCTTTCTTCCAGAACTCCGGAAAGGCGAGAAAGTCCTCGAAATATAGTCGTAGATTTAGAGCTTCTTGCTCTATTTTCCAGCTTCTCAGAAAGAAGCGAATCTTCATCCAAGTTCTGCTGGGCTTGGGAACTTGAGGATATGATAGGCGAAAGATTAAAACCGCGTTTATTATATCCTCGACCTCGGGATCTCTGGTGTCCTGCGATATAAATGGGCTATCGTAGACGCCCAATAAAAACTTATGCCAGCAAGAAAAAGGCTTTAGCTTATAGCCAAAGACCTTGTGCTCGGAATTTACCCAAGCTTCGGCGAATTTTTCGTCGATATCCACATACTATGCGCACTTCGTGTCGACGCCATCCCAGAACTTGCCTGTGATTTCAGCCTTAACGAAGTCAGTATTGGATTCTTGCTCCGTGACCTTATCGACCCAGAAGCTTCTTCCTTCAAGTGAAACTTGGCTATTGATTTTCGGTGTCGTTGCGCCATCAAGAAAGTATCCACTCACGGTCATCGTGCCGGTGGGCTTTCCGAGCTGTATAGCCTTGGTGACGCCACAAGCGTCTTTCGCCATCGCCGTGTACTGAGGACCGCTATCGGCACTCTGACTCTCAACGACGACGCCAGCGACGCCATCAGTTCCAAAAATAAATCCTCCACATGTTTTAGACATAAATATTCCTCCTTATGGGCAGCAAATCGTGGCTTCGGGATAGCGAACCGCGGTTAAATCACACTTTTTGAAATCGTTGTTCGAGGCGTTTATGCTCCATTTCTCAACGAAGAACTTGTCCTTGCCGCCGGCTTTATTGGGAATTTCAACCTCGCACAAATGAGACAGAAGATTACATCCAGCTGCGACGTATCCCGAAATTGAAGCGGTGAACTTGGAAGGTCCTCGCACGACGGCGGCTACGTTGCCATTGTCATCAGTTCCTTCGGACTCGAACTCTACGGTCTCCTCCATATTGAAGGACTCAACTTTAATGCAGGTAACGTCCTGCCGGTTTTCTGTTATCCCGAAGAGATACTCGCAGGTCCCCATTTTTGTGTTTGCGCACTTAGCCATACCAAATGCACCTTGTCAACTAGGGACACTTGCTGACGCCAACGATCAAAAAGAAAACATCCCCATGCGACTGAGATTGGGATGCCGTCTGCATATCGGATATAAATAATCCGTTAATCGCTATATGCGTATCGCAAAGCTCGGATGTGGGCATTGTCTTATTGGGAATTTGGCTTATGATATCCTCCACTTGGGCGACGACTTGAGAATGCTCCTCTGATCCGACCTCATCTATGTGGGATACGAATATAATTCGCACGTCGCACATATACGCACGAGGATCGCGCCCGCCGAGGGTCGGTTTAGCGGATTCCACGTGAACGACCCCAAAAGGAAGCTCCCTCTCCTCATCGCCCTTGGATGGCCAAAAGTCGACGCCTGCTATTCTCTCCGTGAGAATGCTCGCGAACGTTCGCTCGACCTGCCTCTTTATGCCCGTAAAATAACTCATAATTCCGCAATCACTTGATCCGCTCCCTCGCTCGCTATCTTTTCGATGGACTTTTGATCATCCTCTCCCAACGCCATCTTAAGCTCTCTTTTCGCCTCACCCTCGGGTGGTGGCTCGGGAGCCGGTTCATTCGGCTTCTTCTTGGACATTATTTTTTCCAGCTTCTCATTCGCCGCGCTCTCCGCCTTGGGGACCTTATCCTTTATTTCGGCGGCGACCAACTCATATCCAGCCAGTATTTGCCTCTCCAGCCCTCTTGCTCCTCCTTCTATAATGTTCATAACTTAGGCACGACCCCCTTCAGGAGTCCTCCGCATTGGAGAGTTAGTATATCCGTATCGTCGTTTATTACGACATGTATGCGCCCCTTGAATACTTTAGTTCCATCCTGAATGAAAGTCACCTTTTCCCCTTTCTTTATATTGGGGGCATCCGATTTCTTGATGTATACGTTGGTAGTATTGCTTTCTTCTATTCCCCCGAACGATTGGCTAGTCTCCTTCGATATCGGATCATATATGCCAAAATACTGGGTATTGCCGACTTGAATGACTTCCGCCATCTGATCAAAGGCGGGGCTTGTTCCCATGGCCATGTTGTCGGTAAAGATGCTCACAACATTAAGCGCCGTGTCAATCAAACAAAGAAGGCCTCCTTGCGGAAGCCTTCTTGTGTAACCCGTGGGTTACAAGGTTTGGATGAATGAATAAAGTTTAGAAATCCGAGGGGGTTCCGGCTGTGCCGGCCGCTTTTGTGGCATTGTCCGAAGTGTCAAAATTAACCAGCACGCCGCAATTCACGTTCACTACCTTTTCGGTGGTGTGATGACGAACGCGAACCATATCACCGCGCCGAGGCTCGGAACGATAGGTTTCAGTAGTAAAGAGACCGCTGGAATCCTTGGACCATACGACCGTACGACCAAATCCTCCACCGCTGATTTCTCCGCCTTGAACGTTTCCTACCCACATAGTTTTATTATCCCACATTGGAGTAAGATTAGCCGCCCCCAAGCGAGGTCCAGCGTCGTAGTGAGCGTGAGTGATATACACGTTCTTCAAGCCGAAAGTGCTGGCGATATCAGGAGCGGATACTAGGCGCTTGCCCATGCCGGCTCCCAATTTGCCATACAAGAAGGTGTTGAGCTTGGTCGTCCGACGAAGCCAGTTAAACTGGTTTGCGGATAGGATAGCCGTATTCGCTACTTCACCGCGCTTGGTGATTTCGAGGATGACGTCCTGCATCACGGCTGGAAAGTCAGCGCCATCGAGAGAGGTGCTGCCGTTGTCGCCCCACTTGCCGGTGGCTACCATATAGCCGTTTGGATTTACGTTGGTGTTCGCCAAGGTGGCCACGCCCACATTCGTGATATTGTTGGCCGCCGTTTGAAGCATGTCATATACGCGCTTCTCATAATCGAGCTTCATCGTACGCATGATGAGCTTGGAAGTAAGAACTTCCACGTCGAAGAACTTGGCGTAATCCTTTACTACCACATCGTCGATACGCTCCTCAAGACCGCGATCCAAACACTCGTAGGTGTCGGTCGTGAACTTACGGGCAGTTTCGTTGTACGTGCCGGTCGGAGCTCTAAGAGTCGAGTCCTTCTTCAGTAGCTCGCCACCGTTGCCGATTTCGATCTTCGGGAAAACTCCAGCCCGCGAATCCACGCTATAAATAGGAAGAAGCTTTTGGCCGTGAAGAAGTTCGTCTGACTTACTCGCCTCCTCTACGAAGGCGTTAAGATCGTGACGTATGATTGATGCAGTGTTTTGATACATAAAATTAAGCTCCGATATAGATTGCTTGAATCATTCCGCCAACGGCAGTTGTCTCCAAGGGTATGAATCTCATAGTACCCGAGGCGAAGTTACCGGCCGTGGCGGCAAGTCCCTTAGCCCCCAAGTTATGAGCCGTGCCGCGTGTTGCAGCGCCGGCGTTCGTGAGGACGTTGATATTGAATATTCCCCCGGAATTGAAAAGATGAATAGCGGCAGGCGTTCCCGTGGCAGCTTGACTGACGTCGTGAAGCACGACCCCAAGAGGGCCATTCGTGACGGCGCCGCCCGTGCTGGCTTTGACGCTGCCATCGCTATGAAGCGTGACGACGTCTCCGGCGGCGAGTACCTCCGAAGCTTTGACTGGTAGTGAAATTACTCCGTTATGATTCATAGTATAAAAGTCTCCAGATTAGTTTTCAAAAACGCCTTGGCGCACGAGCCATTCTCGGTGTCCTCGTGGGTCATTCTTTACGGCATCCATGATGCCGTCCGTTTGGCTTCCACCTTCACTTGCGGATTGAGCGGAAAACTCGAAAGTCCCCTCTTCTGCGGAAAATCCAAAAATGTCACCACGACCGGGTTCGAGTGGCCTTACTCCGCTTAGTTCGAGAGCTTCATGCAATGCTTCGTTCTCGGCGATTAGCTCCTCATTGATGGAAGAAAGGTGAGTGACCTTGTCTTCAATCGAGTCAAACGCACCTTCGAGGCGAATCTCTTGTTCGGCTTCAAGTGCTCCAGCGGCTTTGGCTTCTAAATAGGTAAGGGCGTCGTCGACTGAGGAAAGCTCTTCGGATTCTTCTCCGAGCTCACCCTCTTCGCCTTCGTCGTACTCGGCTTCGGGCGCTTCCTCATATGATTCCTCATATTCTTCGCCTTCGCCTTCTTCGATAGATTCTTGAATAGCTTGTGAGAGGTCATCCTGAAATCCCTCGACACCTTCAAGGCGTTCGGCGATTTCGGTTAGGCGCTCAAGTACAGCTGTATCAGACTCAGTATTTGGATCTTCCATGCCCATCGTGATACTGTCAACTTTAGACTCGAAGAGTCCATCCGGATTTGCTGCGGGGTCGGGAACCAAATCAACGGAAACTATATTTTTGCATCTTGCGTAAACTCTCCCATCAGATCCTTTTTCTTTATCTCCTTGAAAGGCTACTGATAATCCGATCTGCCCCGGCATGGTTTCCAATTGCTCCATAGTTTGATTATAATCCTTGTGCTGTTGGAGCATATTCAGATCCCCGACGAGCTTCATTCCCTCTACGCGAATATTATTGATGAAGCCGAATACCGCCTCCACTCCGCTCCTGTGGTTTAACTTCGCCTTGATCCCGGGAGGCTTTGTGTTTTCTAGGGATTCCGCGAGCTGGGATAAAGTTTTTTCGTCAACTACGAGATTATGCCCCTTCGCATTCCCCATGGTGATAAGGGAGACACCGGTTATTAACCCCTTGTCTCGATCTATTCTTCCTTCGCCGAAGGTATTGAATTCAGTCAGTTCTTTCATAGTTTTAATCTCCAAGGCACCCTTGCTCTACCAAACACACCCGATGCGAGCTTTCTGAGGCCGGAGTTAGGTTCCCATTTGGGCTTTGCGCCGCCGTCACGACGCTTTAGCGTCATATCTAATTTTTTTGAAAGTTTCTTTTCGGCTTCCTTTTGCGACTTTGCGCCGGAGTGGGGATTCTTAGTATTCCCCTCCACGAAGTCAGGGTCAGAAATGTAATCGCCCGGGTTCTCGGGAGTACCTTGCCAAGCTTTTGCTTTCGCCGTGCCTTCGTTGTACGCCTTCGCCATTGATTTTTCGGCGTAGTCTTTTCTTTGTCCCGTATGGGCCGCCGAAACATACGCCGCGGACAACCCGCCCCCTCCGGCGACCGCTCCAGCCGTCAACATGGCGTTACGCTTTTTATCGTCCCCATACGCGTGTCTGCGGGAGTCTTTTTTAGGTCCCGGCTTGCTCATGCTGTTTGATCTTTGGCGCTGTTGTCAGCACCGACGGGTTTTTTCGGTTTCCTTTTTCCTTCGGATGAAATCGCAATTACATCCTTGCGAGGTCTTCCGCCCTTTCTGAATTTATCACGAAATTCCTTTTCGGAGGTGATTGCGGCCTCCTTCTCCTTGGTCGCCCTCTTCGCCGCCTCGGCCGACTTTCGGGTCTTTTCCGCGTGCCACGCCCTATTTCTCTGGCTCTTTTCCGCGTGATCTTTGAGCCGTTTCACCTTGGATAAATTGCCCTTAAGCCCAGCGACCGCAACGATGCCAGCCGCCAGCGTCCCGCCAATCCCGGCTTTTATAAAGTTATTCTTGGCTTCCGTAGTTTCGTACCACTTCTTGTCGCGCCGATCTCTAGCCTTTTTTCCTATATGAACGCGTACGGAAGAGCCCGTGGGTCGTGAAGTTCTCCAGTTTTCCTTCTTATCGTCCAAGCCCAATGCCTTCGCGACGTCTAGCTCGATTCTCTCTTCCAAATTATTGAGATACATTCCCCCGACCTTATTCACGAAATCTCGGCTCTCTTCCTTGCTTCCCAAGAATACCTTGCTTTTGCCCACCTTGTAAGCCCCATAGAGTAAAGCCGTGAGCGCTCCCGCGGTCGCCGTATCCTTGAAAGCTTGCTTTTGCCAAAAGCGTTTTCTGCGCTTATTCGTGCGCACGCCCTTCTTGACTTCATAAATATCATGAGCCGCGTCACCCAGCTTCCGCCCAGTGCGTACGTTTTTCCTTACTTTATTAAAGGCTGCGCGCGCTTGCGCGGGATTGACGTCCTCAAACTCGATCTCGAATGGATTCGGTCCACGCCTCATCTCATACTCAGCCACCTTGAGCCCGAGTTCATTCAGTCCCTTACTTACTAGCTTTTCTTTTTCTAAGTTTGTCATATCCGTATCCTACAAGTGCTCCAGCTCCAGCTCCTCCTAAAATCCTCAACAAGCCCCCACCATAGAGGGCCGTATTAAGTTTCACTCTACTGCGCGGTGTCATCCCGCGCTTTTTCAAAACCCTATCTCTAAGATTAACGTCCTTGTGCCGCACATATGCCGCACCCGTTCCTATAGCTCCACCAACTCCAGCACCAGCGTAAACCGCCTTGCGATCCTTTTTCCCTTTCTCGAAGGCTATAATTCTAATCTTCGCGGACAGCTTAGATACATCGGGATTGTACCTGCTTTGAGCGCTTCTCTTATGGGAGGCAAGGAGGCTCGCTCCCTCCTGAATGGCTTTCGCCCTTTCGGGTTCTGGTACATGCTTGTCGAATTCCCCCCTTGGGATTGCATATTGTGACTCATACGCACCGATCGCTCCCTGATTATCGGTCTCCGTTGGCGGCCCCTGCGATGTAAGAGTTTTTGCCTTTCGTGGCATTGGTCCCTGCTTGACTTTGGCTGGCTTGGCCGCTTCTTGCAGTTTTTTCCATGCCGTCCCCGACTTTATGGGCTTGCCCGCGTGGCGATGCGCCTTCGGATAGCGCCCAAAGGGTGCGTCGTTGTCGCGACCGGCTTTTCTTTTATCGCCTGCGGTTTCCTCTCCGGGGCGCGGCGCGGGGGTTCCGCTAACTCCGGGGTTGTTGCCAAGTAAGTTTTGGGATTTATTCGCCTGTTTTAGCCCCAGTGGATACTCCTTCTTAAATTTTTTAGAGATTTCCTTGAGCGAGCCATCTTCATCTGGATCGTTCTCCATTGCCCGCCAATCACCCGAGCCATCTTCTTTAGTGAAGCCATTGTTTGCCGCAATTTGTTTTTGCAGATCGGCTTTCGGTGGAATCTTATCCCCATCACCAATGCGTATCCCGAAGTTTTTCTGCAAATTCGCTCGTATATTTTTTTGAAATTCCTGATTGCGCGCGATTTCATCGGGGTCTCCCTTGGCTTGAAGCTTCCGCGCCGTCGCCTGTTTCTTGTTTTCCGCATAAGGGGTGTCTTTATCCGCCAATTCCTTCGCCCTTTGGTTCTTCTTCGCGGTCTCGTAATATGATCTCGTTCTCGCCCTAGCCGCGGGATCATCTTTAATTTTCGACATATCCACGCCACCCCAGTAATCCTTGAACTTTACGCCCTCTACATCAATATCGGCTTCTCCCCCAGCTCCTCCAGCGAGGCTCGCATAATTCGCCATCTCCTTTTCGGTAAATGGTTCGTCGTTCCCTATCTCGGAAGCGACTACCGCACCTCCTCCGGCCGAAGCGGCGAGAGCGGCTGCTCTCGTGTTTTCTTGATCTATAAGAGCATCACTCTTCTTGTAGTGCTTATCTATATAGTGTTCACCCGTAGGAGTCTTCAGGGACTTCTTCGCTCTACGATGAAAGCTGGTACGCCTAAGAGACGTTATATTTTGCAGAAAATTACCTACGGCGCTCACTTTTCCCCTTCGCTATTGCTTTCGCATCAGCCATGAGCTTTTGAGTCTCGGCGTTCGTTTTTTGAACTTCAGCTTGACCTTGGGCTTGTTCAAGGGGATCTCCCTGCTCGGGTTGCATCAATTGCTGGTAGTTGGCGAGCATTTGAGTGCCTCCCTCCAATCGCTGAGATATCATTTCGACGGGAACTCCATATTTTTGCGACATATCGGCGATATAGCGAATTTCCTTCGCCATCTTTTCCGTCTCTTCTTCAAAGTCCAAGCCGAGTTCACCAAGGATAGCCTCATGTGTTTTCATGCCAGCCTGTTGCATTGACAGATTCGATTGAGTCTCGTTCCCAAGATCCGCGGTAATCTGCGAATTAAACTGCCACTTGCCCGTCCTGTAGTTCGGAACGGCCGGCAGTTTCCTGAAAGCTATTGCTCTGGCGATTACGGCATTCTTGATGGGATTCAGAACCTTTTCCTGTAAAATTCGTTGATGTCTCTCGAAGGCGCGTTGGGCTTGCTGAACTTCCAGCCTCGCCGTGACTCCACCGAACTGGCTCATATCCCACACGAATGCGTAGGGGAGGTTTAGTCCATTGGCCATTTCCCGCACTAGGGTGGAAATGAAACCATTAAATGTGGCTGAAGGTCTGCTATTCGTGGGAAACATCGTAATCCCATCACCGGGGGCGAGTCTTACGATTTTACCGGGCATCGTCTTTTCGAGCTTCTTGGGATCAAGTGACCCCGCGTCTTTTTTCGTAGTCCACTTATCTGGACCAGGATCAGCCTTGGTTATGACTCCCGCGTGCGACGCTCCCCATTTGACCGCCTGTTTCTCCATAGCCAGCAATTCATATAAATCGCGGGCGTGCGGTATGGCGGTCTCAAATGCCGTGATGCCCCGATATTGATCGGTGCGCATGGGGTCGAAGTAGTGAATGAAGTTGGAGGCTGGGATTTCCCTTGGCTGTTCGTATTGCCCATGAATGGTCCTTTTGTATATTCTATAAGTTAAAGGCTGTCCTAGCTCGTTTATAGTGATTCCACCTATATAGTTGTTTTCCTTATGGTGCTTATGCGGATGCCCCAGCCTGTCTGCTTCTACGCATTGGAGGACTAGATCATCTCCGTGGGTCACCATCGCGAATCCAAAGTCCCCATCTCGCCTCATGCTCATATGAGCCATCTGGATAAGCTGAACAAAGCTATGCCTTCCCGTTAAGTCGCATCTTTCCGTCCACTCCTTCCAGTAGCGCTCATACTCGGTGTCTACTTCCGGGTTCCCGGTGGTCGACTGATATCTCATAGATCCCGCGACATACATGGATTCCTTCAGGAGAATGCTCTTGAAGAAAGAATAATTCATACAAAGATTGCGAGCCTCGGCCATAAGCTTCAGTCGGTCTCTTTGATTCGCTAAGCTTTCGCTGGCGCTATTCGTCATCAATCCCCCAGCGCTTTCGCGAAAGCGATCAGGCTTCGCTCCATCATAGCCAAACTCCAGTAGATTCTTATAATACTGGCGCTTCAGTTGATACTCCGGGGCAATAAAGCCCAACGTTTTATCGAGCCAGTTAGGATTATTTGCGCTTTTTTCTTCGTCCATTTTTGCTATCCTTATAGTATGCGTGTCCGGCCACGGCGCCACCACCCGCGGCCATGCCCGGAGCTATCATGGCGTGCTTCGCGTAGGATTCGCCGACCTCGGACTTGTCTACTCGCAGAGAAGATATATACTTCTTTTCATTCGCCGTCAAATCTTTCGATGCGGAAGCCTTTCTTATTGAATCATAATACCCCCCACCGTCTCGCTTGCTACTGATCTTTTCCATTCGATCCTTGAATGCTTTTCGACCATCTTCAAAAGTATCCCTGCTTTTTTCGGCAAGTCGCTGTTTAGTCTCGGCCTTCTTCGCTCTTTGTTGAAGATCCGGGTTGTTTTGATTTTGATTCGCGACATCCCTCATCTTGCCAGCGTGTACACCCTTTTCCCACGCTTGGTCTTGGCGTCTTTTCGTGTTTTCCCAGTTCCAATGATCGTGGGCGGTCTTCTTTCCTTCTCTGAATTTCTTATAATGATCGGAGCTAAATTTATCCGCCTTCGCGATTTTGCGATCCATCCATGGTTTCGTGACTACGTTCGATCCCGCCTTCTCCGCTCCCGACATATAATCCGCGATAAACTTTCCTTTGTCTTCCGTCGTTTCCCTACCCGCCTTCGTGGAGGCGTCATCCACGCGACTTCTCTTTGCTATCTTCGATTCCCCCGTGGGAGCTTTCTTCATCCGTTCCTTTAGACCCGCGGTAAGACCCTTAGCTCCGCGTACTAAATCGCGTCCTTTTATCCTCAAAAAGGGAAGGGCGGCGGGCATAGCAAGCATACCTGCTGCTGCTGCGGTATGACCCGCTATCTTTTGCTTCGTTCTCTTCTCCTTCTCCTTCTTGGAGAACTCGAATATGCTATCTAGGCTCATGGTTGCGAACTCCAAAGACTGTTTTCTCCAGAAAAATCCGTGTAAGTTTCTTCATAATAATCCTGATTGCCCTGCTCTCTGCGAATTTCCTTGATTGCTCTCAACCTTTCCTCGATAGTGGTGATGGATCTTTGGTAATTCTTTGACCCTACGGCCTGAGATAAATAAATATTGCGAGCTTCCTTCTTAAAGAAAACTTCCTCTTCATCAAGTTCCACCGCCGTGAAATCTCGATAAATAACTTTCCAATTCGATACCGCCATATAAATCGCACCTATGTCAACACTTCTTGAGGGTTCCGTCGATTTTGATTACGAATCAATTGATTTTGATAAAATGGATGGCGACGAGTTGCTGGAAGAAATGCCGGTCGTTATTCAGGATTATATTCAAACTAAAATAAGGAGAGAGGTGCAGGATGCCCTCACGCGCGTGATCGCGCTAATATATGACTCTCCCAATTACAGACTGAAGATAGCCACCATCGTCGTTTCCTTTGGGCTTCCCTTGTTTTTGGGAAAGAGTATGAAGAGTATCGCGGAGATGCACGGGGTCACGAAGCAAGCCCTGTCCAAGTCGGTAAAAGGATTTCAGAAGAAGTTTGGACTCCCTCCAACTCGCGGTCAGAAGTCCCAAGCGGCTTGTGAAAAATATCGACAAGTCCAGTTAAAGAGATACGCTGATAAAAATGAATGAAGAAATAAACACTATAACCGTCACCGTAACTCCAGATTCGGCTGACGAGATCAAACAACACCATCGGGCCGCTATGGATTCTATGGGTCAGTCGGTTTCCCACGTGTCTCAAGCGGGATTGCTTCTAGTAAAGGAACGTGAAGACCGAAGGGGAAGCTTTGCCTCATGGGTGGAAGAAGCTCTGCCATTTACCAGAAAGACCGCGTATACGTATATGAAAATTGGCGTAGCGGTAGAAGCCGGAGAGCTAGATCTCGAAAACTTAACTTCTATTCGTCAGGCCCTCAAGTTGCTTCCCGGAGAATCAACTCCCACCACGAGAACGCGAGACAAAAGGTTCGATAGCATTCCGAATCTCTGTCTGAAGATCGAGCAAGCGTTCAATGAAGCGGTTTCCTCCAGACCGGTAGAATCATGGAGTCAGGATGAAAGGGATACCCTTACCCGATCCTTGAACAGTGTGATTGGCTTGAGAGATCAAATCAGCTAATTTAGTCGAAGAGACGGCAAGGGCCGCTTGGAAGCCCGCCGACAGGCGACCACCTTGGAAGTGGGCGGAAACGAACTTCAGGGTCGCGGTATCTCCTTTCCCCGGCATGTGGCGATCCGACAATTCACCTTGGGTTCGGGAGTTCATGGAGGACTTCGCTAATAATAATCTGAGAAGCATATCGGTTATGTGCTCCGCTCAATCAGCGAAGACCGAAACCCTACTGGCATTACTCGCGTGGTTGATCGCTGAAGACCCCGGCCCCACTATGTGGGTCACGGCGAATGAGGATGAAGCCCTCAAGTTTTGCACCGAGCGCCTGATGCCCAGCCTTAGAAACTGCCCATTGGTCGCGAAAAAGATCCCCAAGAGCGTTCGACTGGCCAAGGCGAGGGAAATCTTCTTCCCCGGTATGGCGCTTGAGGTATTAGGGGCGAATGCTCCATCCAAGCTTCAGTCAAAGCCACGACGCTGGCTACTACTGGACGAGGTGAGGAATTGGCCGCCCGGCGCATTGCCCATGGTTCTCAAGAGAACCCGAACTTTCTGGAATGCGAGACAATGCATAATATCCACTCCCGGCGCCCAACATGACCACGTTCACCAGAACTTCCTTTCTGGGGACCAGCGGGAGTGGCAGGTCGAATGCCCGAAATGCAAAAAGGATCATAAGCTGGATTGGGAATCTATGCGGTGGGACTCGAATGAAAAAACCAAGCCAAAGGGCCGGTATGACTTCGATAAATTATCTCACACGATTCGCATGGAATGCCCCGGCTGTGGATATCAGACCAAAGACACGCCCAGCGAGCGTCGGCGACTAACAAGGGGCAAGTGGGTGGCGCAGAATCCCAGCTGCCCCTCTAATCGTAGGTCGTATACATGGAATGCCATTCTCCCCACTTGGGTTCCGTGGAAAGAGCTGGTGGAGGAATTTCTTTCGGCAAAGAAAGCCTTGAGCTGGGGCGACCCAGAGCCACTTAAAACTTTTATAACGGAATCCCTCGGACAGCCGTGGGAGGATAGGCTTAAGTATGGCGATAAAGATTATCTATATGACAGGCGAGGGGAATATGATCTTCTGGACGCATGGGGGGAGGAAGAAAGGAGATTCTTGGCGGTCGACGTTCAATTGGATCACTTATATTACGTATGCCGAGCGTTTGGAAAAAACGGATCAAGTAGGTTGATTGATAACGGCAAGATATTCGACTTCGACGAACTGAAGGAAAAGATACGCCATTTGAACGTCGATGCCGACGACGTATGCATTGACTCGGGATATAAGGCGTCAGCCGTATACAATGAGGTAACCAAGTCCGATTATACGTGGAAGCCATTCAAGGGAGATGACTCAAAGTTCTATATGGTGGATGGCGTCCGCCAAATATGGAAAGACGTACTTATAGACCCGGCTATAGGCACATCCTTACAAGGGAGCGTGCGACCTCTGCGATTGTTTCACTTCAGCAATCCCGCCGTAAAGGATTTGCTGTCTGAATACATTCAGGGCATAGGACCAATGTGGACGTTGCCCAGCAATATCTCAAAGGATTACGAAAGCCAAATGAAGGCGGAGCATCGCGATGAAGTCGTCAACGCTTATGGAGAGATCACGTATAAGTGGGTAAATAAGCCCCGAAGGCCTAACCACTACTGGGATTGCGAGTGTATGCTGACCGTAGCCGGTCTCGTAACCGAGTGTCTCGGCTTGGGCGCTTAACGGCCGAATATTCTCTTAACTCCCTTGCCGACAAGCCCGGCGGCCTTGCCACCCAAGCCAGCTTTGCCTAATCCCGGAACCTTATCCACTTTCCTGAGATTCGACTGAACAGCGCTTCCGAAGCGACCGGCGGAACTTTTTCCCTTCCAGCCCTTGACTCTTTTAGCCATTCCCGCCTTTTGATCGGCGTTTCCTTTGAAGCCTTCCGCGGCTTTATCAAATCTATCGGACTTGGCATCATACATGGATTTCCCGACGAGACCAGCCGTACCGACCGCGGCGACGCCCGCTCCCACCTTGGCGGTCTTCTTCAAAACGCCATCTTGTTGCTGAGGAGCGTAAAACTCGATAGTATCAATTTCCTCCGCGAGTCTCTCACCTCGGAACTGGATAACCTGATCTAAATCCGCATCTAGTTTGATGATGCGCGCGGCAATTTCTTGTTCAGTCGTCATAATAATAAACCGATGTCAACCATGCCATCTTCCCTTAAGAGCAACTTTAATTGCCCCCAATGAAAGCTTGCGAATGGCGCTTTGGGCTTCCTTCGTCGTCTTGTGCGGAGTCTTGGGCGAGTTTCTCCATGCTTTCACCAGCCCTCGCTGGGCATCTTTGTCGAGACTCGAAAATGGCTTCGCATCATCCATGATGGGCTTTGGAACTTTGCCGCCGCGATGGGATCTGTCGTGAAGGGGGGAGTTAGGTCGATCCTTCAGGCCTCGCTTCTGGCGACGAGTCTGAACTTTCTTTGACGGCAGGGTTTCCTTGCCTGTAACCCGCGGGTGACGCGGATTTTTGGTCTTCTCGACCATAACCTTACCACTCTCTATTTTTTCAGCCATGCGGCTATCGCGCGCCATTCGCCTAGTTTGTTTAAGAGTTTTACCGGGCAAGCTCTGTCCCGCTTCCCTTTTTATCTTAAGCGCGGCTCTGCTGATATCCTCCGTGGTGGGATTTGGGTTTTTTGAAATCGTAACGTTCGGACCATGCTTATGCTGGTCCTTCGCTCGCTTGATCACGTTCTTATGCGCCTGTTTACTTTCTTGAACCGCATTTTGACGAACGGCATTTACCCTAGCCTTATCCAGCATGGCTTTTGTATCGGGATCAGGAAGACGCCTGTTCTGCGTCCGTCCGCGAGCTCTGGCCTTGCTCGCGTCCTCGCGAGCGGTTTCCTTTTCAATCGCTTTTTTCTTCTTCTTGTTCTTCTTTCGAGTGCGCGCACCCTTACGAGCGGCCTTGCTCCTCTTGGGATCAGCGAACTCCACCAGCCGCTCGAACGACGCGAAGCTGACTGAAAATTCCTTTATCTTCTTATGGAGGCACGTTCCTCTCGCTTTGCATATAGCCGTAGTCTCCTTGTTCTCACAGGTAGAACATGTCTTGAACGTGGGGTTCTCTGGAAGCGGCTCTACGTTTTGCATTACATAGAACGCGATATGTCAACTGCCCTCGTGTAGCCTAGTCAGGATCTCATCCACCGTATCCTTAAGCCGAACTTCGGCTTCCGCAGGGGTTAGACCTATTACGACGGGGGCGAGCTTCGCGGGCATGGCGAGTAATATCGTCTTCGCTTCCATTATCATTTCCCCCACCCATCGTTTAACGTCATCATTGGACGAGAAGTCTCCCTTTTTAGCCTTTAGCTCAAACTCCAACTTATCGCACATGAGCTGGAGTTGCCTGATTTTTAGCTCATGCAAGCTCGGCTCATCTACTATATTGGTCTTTTTATTCGCCTTGCACCAAACATGAAGGGCATGAACGTCCCATCTTCCGTTCGCTAGTGACTTGGGGAAGCCAGGTTCCTTCCTCCATCGCTGTATCGTCTTGCGATCGACTTTGAATATCGTCGCCAGCTCCGTCTGATTCTTCGCGAAGCGAGGCAGATTCTCCACTCCCATCGAGAGAACTTCATCCGTTAGCACTTGGTGAGCCCGAGTCAAGTCTTCATCCGACACGGTTTCGCCATCCTCCATTTTCTGAAGGATATCTTTCGCCCATTTTATAGACATTTCTATAGTTATGTATAAAATAAGATATAAGTCAGCTTAAAAAAATCTAAGGAATACGCGCTTTTATTGAAAAATCGAGTTATGCATATTAAGCATACGTATGCGCGCCGCCCATCCGCGAACCACTCTGGGAGGCTGATAGACAGTGGCTCACAGCGATTTCGTTTGCACATTGTCCTAAAATGTCGATAATGAATTCTATCGTTTGGGGGTGGTCTACCCCCACGACGTTCACGTTATGCGCAAGGCGCGTGACGTGGGCGAGGCCTCGCCGCTGGCAAGCGGAGACGCGCAACGTACGTGGGAGCGTACGTGCGCCGCCACCGACCACACGCCACATCTTTCGCGCCCTATGGGCGCACCCACCTTTCCACGCAAGTGCGTGGTCTGTTCCAATAACAATCCGCTCGTGCATAACGCGCGAGCAAACCTTCTCCAGCCCGCGAGGGTTGGGGCGGATGTAAAGGCATCCACGCGTGGTAACGCGCGAAACGTAATACGAATGAACATACAAGAAGCAATAGACGCATTGATCGCACAAGCACGCGCCCTCATGGGCATCATGGGAACGTTTTCGGACGTTACCGCACAAGACAAGTGGGGCAACGCGCCCGTCCATGCGGACAAGGCTGCGCGCCTCCGTGCGGAAGCCGGACTCGCAGATGGCTACGTCGTGACCAAGTACGTGGCGGCGGCGCTCACAGGATCGAAGGCGCGCAAGAGCGCATACGAGCTCGCAGGCGTTGACCCCCGCAACGATTCCAACCAATCGCAGATCGGCGATGGCGTGGAATCGCGCGAGGCTCCGGTGGCAACCCTAACCGCCACCATCACGGACGCGCCCGACGCGTACGTGAATTCGGGCGAGAACGTCGCAATCCTTGCGAACGCGGCCGCGGGCATATACCGCTACCATACGAGCCACGGTCTCTCGCTCGACGCGCGCATCGTTGGCACGAAGCTCACCATTCGTGAGCTTGGTGCGATCGCGCGGGCGATCGGCGTCCACGTTTAAGCGCCAACCCTCCAACGAAGCACGAACGAAAGGCGTGCTTCCGATTAACGCCCGTAAGGCGTCCACGATTAAATGGAGAAATCTTGGGTTCGTGTTGATGTTCCAGCCCGCTTCATAGGTGCAGCAGTGCCTTCGCGTATAAGCGTAAACTGCCACAAATGGTCCATGATGAATACAGCAGAACAAATCCACCGGCGCATTGCCGGATCTATCGCCGAGCAGAAATTCGGCACCCCCATGAAATTCGGCGTGAAATTCGCGTCGGAAATCGCCCGGAGGAGGGCGTCGCAAAATCACCGGAAGACGGTGGCGGCGTTCAACGCTACGTGCGATTGGTTCCGCATGAACCACCCCGTCGCCGAACCCCGCACCGTGGGTTGTTTATTCGCCGCCAACAACACTCGTAGCAACGGCACGTTGCTCGTGGCGGAGAACACGGTCTACACCACACCTCGCACCGTCGTAATGTGGAGGAAAAGCGCACCCCAACCGCTGGGGTGGGACAACCTCACGTTCGACGAGGACGGCGAGGTCTCTTCGAGAACACCCGCATTGGGTGTGCTGTCACGAAGAGACGAGCTTGGGATGGCTGAGCGCCTCCAGGACGAGGTCGTTAACCAACTCAGAGGCGCAGAAAGGAGGCTTGTTGGCAACGACTACATCGGCAATGGTTCACTATGTGCCGCCGCGGTCCGAGCCGATCGGTCTAAGGCACGGGCCAAACTGATGGAAGCGACCTGTCGAGCTATAGTCGAAAGTGCGGACGAAGAGTTCGACTCTAAAGCCCCACGGGCAATGATGGCTCTTGCGCGGCAATCGCTGCCATGCAGTCGTAACGCCCGCGAAAGGCGATTGCTAGTGAGCCTACGCAAGATATTGAAGTAGTCTCGTTTCCACGAACACGAAGTTCCACGAAGTCGTCACCTCTGTGGCGACTCATTCACGAATAAAAAGGAGAATAGTACATTGATCAGTACCCAAATACCATACATCTACGACGGGACGGAAGTTCCGAACCCGTCGTTCTACGACAAGGCACCCGCCTTGCTCCCCGCCCGATTCAAGAAACGGATTCAAAATAAGTTCGATTATCGCTGTACGAAGGACTTCGACGCTCGCGCCACCCTTGGGTATGCGCCGGGCGTAGGCACGGCGTTTTGGAAGAATAATCCAGACGGCACTCTGTGCGAAATCAAAATCCACGAGCAGATCCTTAATACGGTAAGCTCGTTCGGACGCGGTGGTGCCGTACACTCTGGGGTCGGAACGCCAGCCAACGAAAGGGACTTCATGAATCAAGTGACGAAGCCGGGTTTGTACGGCGTTCGCACTTGTGAGCATGAAGGATTCCACGAAATGCTCACGACGTGGGACATTCAGAGATTCATGCAGACCGACCCCAAGGCGGGAGGGTATGGATCAGCGGACGCCAATCGTCTGGAAGATGCTCGCATTGAGGATCTCGGTCGCCAGAAACGCCCCGGCAAGCCTTGGCTAAATCGAAATGGAGGCGAATACACCGTCCCACTCAAGGGTAGCGGTGGGACGTACGGCATTCGCAAGTTCGACTGGTGGATGTGGACGGCGTTGAACATAACGTCGCCTCGGGCGATGCTGATGTCGTTCATTACGGCGGAACAAATAAAGCCAATCATGGACAAGCTCATTGAAACCTTCGAGTTCGTTCACTCGAAAAACACGTCGCACGTGGGGAATCCTGACATCGACCCGACGTGGATGACACCCCACGGTAAGCATACCGGATGGAAGGACATCTGGCGCTTCTACAAGATGGCGACCAACGCGAGGGTGATTAAGACATCGCATGATCTGCACCCCATCCTATGCCAGTTCAATGAATGGTATCCAGCTCGTGAGGAAGAGAAGGGCGGAGGAGGAGGCGATGGCAAATGTGGAGGTCGCTTCGGGGACATCGAGGCGAAAGCGAAGGAGATGGGGATCGAGGTGCATAACGGGAAATCGTCCGAACCCGAACCCGAACAACCCAAAGAGGGATCGTCGACGGAAGAAGTTCAAGTCCACGACTCCCAAGGCGAGAAGGAATCCACGGCATCGCATGTTTTTGACATGTCGGAACATGTGTCCGAAGCGGAACTGGAACCCTGCGTGGAACAGACCGCCGATCCAAGGGGTGATTACGAGAATGATGGAAAAACCTATCCGAAGACATACTTCAAAAGGATAGTGAATGCGACTACGATTAAGGCGCATTTCAACATGTCAGCGACGCGCAAGTTGCTGGATATATAGAGGAAATACGAATGATTAAAATACGATGGGACAAAGATCCACACGGCGAGTTTAACACGCTCAAAATATACATCGGATGGGGGCGCACACGCCTTCGCCTTCTGGCGTCTGCCGGGAGGCGTTCAAAGGCATCCGTAATCGCGACCTGTCAAGGGGGAGTCGTTCTGCCCGAAGGTAGAGCGGAGTTCTGCTTCGTCACAATGGATAAGCCCCAATGGAGGAACAAATAATGTCAATGATTGACGACGAAGAGGAGATTCAGTTTCGGCTCGCAAGAGCCGAGGATAGCGATCCGAACCCTTGGGGCATACACGACATGCTGGACGCAATTGCCTCGATAGCTTCCCGAATGAAAGATCCGACGATCGCCCCAGTCTCACCGATGTGTGACTTCGAGCAACCCGACGGATGGTGCGGAGGTCCCGACGGATGTACCGACTATCACGAGTGGAAGGAGGACTACCTGAAGCAGATCGCTAATGGTATAGCTAATGGTATAGCTAATGGAAAACAGAACAAGGATACCGAGTTTAGCGAAGTGGCATGTTCCATTATGGAAACAACCACTGATAAAGTGAGGGCGATATCGCCTTCAATTCAAAAAGGAAAAAAGTAATATGGAAGTACAAATACCAGTTGAATCGTTTCGAGCCGCTCTCAAGGAGGATCTCGATAATATTAAGGATATAGGCATTAAACTTGCCGACACCACCGAGCGCACAAAAGCCGGGTTCGATGAAATCGCCAAGGACATAGTGACATTAACTGCGGCTGTCGAGGCGAAGACAAGCGGCGGTGGCGGCGGCGGAGAAGTGGATGCCAATGCCATCGCTGATGCGATCATCAAGGAGGCGAAGGCAAGCGGCGTGTCGATTGGCGCAGCCCTTGCGACGCTGACCAAGAAAGGGAGAGCGACTAAGCTCGAAAAGGCTTGTGCGGATCTGATACCGCCGGGATCGACTTTCCTGTGCCTTCTGTTCGAGGGAGGAAAAGGTTCTGGAAAGACATTCCAGCTCGTACGTTGGTTAATGAATGTATATGGCAAAGCCAACGTCTTCCGTACGGATTGTGACAGCACTTTGCGCACTCCCGATATGCGTGGGCATCCTTGTCCCGAAGGTGATGGAACGTCGGCGTTGGGTTGGCTTGATAAGACTGCCTCTTCGGTGTTTCGCCATATCAGCAAAAATCGCGTACCCACGGCATGGATGTTGGATGAGTTGCTCGCTCTTCGCGAGGATACCATGAACTCATTCAAAAGTATGCTGTCGCCGACGGATTACGATACCGGCGATGGGCTTGAGCCTCACTACCGCCTTGAAACTGGCAAGCCCATCGGAGCGACCGGTCACAAGACGTCTGAGGTTATTTACATCCCCGTGCGTCTGCTGGCCATCGCCGGCACCACCAATCGGGGATCTCGCTACTTCATCAATGAGATGGATGAGGCGATGGAGAGCAGATGGAGAATCGTTCCCATCGAGTGCACGGAAGGCGACATCGCAAAGATATTCGCAATCAAATGCGCCGAGCATCAAGCTCGATACAAGTTGGACTGGACGAATTTGGAAGTGGAGATGATGTGCCACTTCGCCAAGCGATTCTTCGTCCACGCCTTGAAGGCATCGAGGAAGAACGAGCTGAAGACGTATCCGTCGAATCGGGAGTTCAGCAATCTCCTCAATCCTTGCACGAGAGAACCACGCGACTTCCTCGTTGCATTCGAGAGCAAGGCATCCAATCACCTCTATGACGCGCATCGTTACTGCTCGAAGGATGGACACGGGACACCGATTAAACAGCACGTCAATAACCTGAAGAACGTATTGAAGGCGGTAAAAGAAGAGTGCGTTGCGAAAGCCGACGGACTCGGCCTTGACGCGATGGCGGCGGCCGATTGGAAAGACGCCCTATCGAGGGTAGGATAATGCCAGCGGGTTTTTGGAATAAGAACGGATCGTGGGTAGACGAGAACACCCAGCGCTTCCGAAAAGCGCTTTGCTTGAACGAAGAAGAGTTCGATAACTCGTGGACCGCACAGAGTCTCGACGTTCGAGCCATCTGCCAGCTCGACACGCAAGGCTATCTGTGTGGTCCATCGGCGCGATCAGGCGGGGCTTCCGTATACGTGGTGTTCGATACGTCTGGATCAATGGGCGGCAACCACATGGAGGATGGGTGCGCCATAATGGCTATATTCAATAACTTAGCGCGAAAGAAGATCATTGATTTTCACTTCGTGGCGACGGGATATACAAGGAAATACGGAGAGGCTTCAAATTGCTGGTACAACCAAGGTGTACCGCTAGAAGATTGGTGCTGGGAATCCATAGACGCTTGGCATGGGACGGAGGGAATCTCCCAATCCATGACCAAGACGAAGCACGCCTTATTGAAGTCGGATCTCGCGTTTGCATACACTGATGCGTGCATTTGCGACGTAGAACTCAAGCCTTCGCTGTGGAGGGATAGCGGAAAGACAGTAACCGGTCTCTATAGCGGGAGTTTAGAACAAGAAAAGCACATGGAAAGTTATTTCGACGATGTAATCGCACGTCGAAATAAAGAAGAACTTGCGGAGGCGGTATTACACCTCATCCGCGCAAAACAAAAAGGATAAATGATAATGATAGATGCACAAATAAACGCACTCGTTGAGGGTGCTGAAAGAGAAACCACCATGTCCCAAGGCGAACAAACGCTTATTTGGGAAGCTGAACTCAGGCAAGAGCTTTCCGGTGGGGATCGTGAAGCTTACGAAGGATGGATGGAGTCACTCGACCGAGATGATGAAATCCTAGCGGAGCAAGAGATTCTCTATGCTCGCGAATTGCTAACGGGGGTGCTATCATGAGTATGGTTGAAATTGAATACCAAAAGGATGATTTCGTGCTTGAGCGACTTCCCTTTGCGCATTTCGTGAAGCAAAAGCTTTGCCTCATAATCATCGCGGATGCGGAGGATGTGTTGAGACTAAACGCCATCTTCTTTAAGGATGGATGGGGATTCGTTCAGATGTCTTCGGGATTAAGCAAACGCGTCTTGAAATCCTGTGTGGAGGACGAATAATATGAGTATTGGTAAAAAGAAAAGAAACTTCACCTCCGCGCCGGCGCAAGCCAAGGCGGGCGAGGTCCCAACGTATACGGCGGATCAGCTTTCGCTTCGTGAGGATCAACTTCTCGATCTACACGACATAAAGATTAAGGCGAAAGCCGCGGCGTCGCGAGCCAAGGCGCAGACATCAGAGGGAGGGACGGGGAAAAGACTCCTTGATACCGTGCGCTCAATGATGTTCGAGGGAGGAGCGAAATCGGCATACGTTAATCTTCCCGGTGGCAAGCAATTGCTGGTGAAGACAAATACGCGATTATTCCCGATCACCGAAATGCAAGCGGGTTTAATTACGGAAATCATCGAGGCGGGAGGAACTCACGATGCTGGTGACTACTACTACGAGCATGAGGATCTGGGCGTGAACGCCGACTCCGCCTTCGATCGTCTGGGCGAGGATAAATACGATGAGTTCGTAAAGGAGTTCAAAGTTCTCCTGGCGAGATTTGAAATCGGGGATCTCGTTGATTCTCGCACCCAGATCATGCCACGCTCGGACTTCATGGAAAAACGCATGGCTCTCCCACCTCACGTGAACATGGCGATTGAAGGAGTAAAGCCAACGTCCATGAGCATAGAGGCGAGGCAGACGCTATGATAACGGTTAAACTTGACTCCACCTCGCGAGTTGGACAGGGTGCAAAGAAATGATTAAGGAATTCGAGATTGAACACGATGATCTATGTATCACAGGGGAAGCCGAATGGTCCGTGGAGGACGTGGGCATTGGCCCCTACGAGTTCTGGGGAGAGAAGGGCAACGACTCCAGAATGGAATATAGAGTTGAGTGGGTCAAGCTTTCATCTATTAATGGCGAGAAAGCTTCCGACTCCTTCAGCAGTTTAGAAGATTGGGCGAAGGCATACTTGAACGATACCGAAGACGAATGGCCCACGGAGAAAGACGAGCCCGAACCGCCAAGGGATCGGGACGAACGGGATGAGCCGAGTTATACGGATCATCCATATTACGAGGGGGAAAGATAATGAAGATTAAGGAATATGTTATAGACGAAAGGGGCGAGGACGGCGAAAGCTTCACTCAGCGCTTTTACTGCGAGGAGAACAGCGTCGCGATGGAAATGGCGCAATCGTACGCCGAGTCCAATGGATATGGGTTCCACGAGACCGGTCGCGTGGCTCAGAGCGAGGGTCATATGATACAG